TCCGGTCGGTGAGTATTAGCCGCGGCCGGTCGCGGGTTCTCGACAGGCCCCAATCCGGTAACGCTTCAATCGTCCTCGACAATCGGGCCCGATTATTCGATCCGACGGCGGGCACCGCCGTTAGCCCGTATTCCTCGAGCATCGTGCCTCGGAAAAACGTTTCGATTACTCTCAATAGTGAACCGATCTTTAATGGCCTGGTCGATGATTGGAACCTCGAGTTTCGTAATGACGGGGACTATACGACTACGGCGGAATGCGTCGATGGGTTCCTTCTGCTTTCCCAAGTGACGATCGGGACGGCCGCGAAAACCTCCCAACTATCGGGGGCCCGGGTCGGGGTTGCCCTAACGGAAGCTTCATGGCCGACCGGGAAACGGGACCTTGACGCGGGGCAAGTGACGTTGCAGGCCGATTCCCCGGCCGCAAACACAAGCATCCTGGACTATCTGCAAACCGTGTCCGATACCGAATTCGGGACGTTCTTCATGGACCGGGCCGGGAATGCTGCCTTCGCTGATCGGCAGGCATCCCAAAACTTCTCAAACCCTACGGTTTTCGGTGGCACGGGGATCCCTTTCCGTGAAGTAAGCATCGACTACGGATCCGAACAGATCTATAACGAAATCACTTTAACGCGGAATAACGGTGGAACCGCGGTCGATGTCGACGCTACTTCCCAGACAACCTATGGGGTTAGTGAGCTCTCAAAAACGGGGCTTCTGTTTAACACGGATGCCGATATGGGGACTCTCGGGGATTATCTTCTGGCCCGGTATAAGGATCCTTCGCTTCGGATTAACGAAGTCACAGTTTCGATGGATGCCCTAGGTACGGCGCAACAATCGACCGTAGCCCGGCTCGATGTCGGTTCCCCGCTGCAAGTGACGTTCACTCCCACGGTCGGATCCGCTATCACCCAATATGCCGTTTTGGATAGGATTAGTCACAACATATCCCCAGGGGAGCACAACGTGACTTTAACGATGTCTCGCGCGGAGGCGTCCTTCATTCTTGATTCATCTCTATTCGGGCAACTCGACGACGACCAACTCGGCTTCTAGGAAAGGAACAGCGCATGGCTGATTTCGTTGCAGGGCAGGTACTTACGGCCACCGATCTGAACAATCAGATCAACGGGGCAACAATGGGTTCGGCCACAGCCAACTTCACCCTGGCGGCCTCAGATGCCGGGAAGCTGATAGGTATCAACTCGTCAGGAACCGTGACCGTCACGGTCCCTCCCGCATCAAGTGTCACTTACACGGCTGGTGCGGCGATTGCGATTGCGCGGATTGGAACCGGGCCGGTGTTCATCGCGGCGGGTTCTGGGGTCACGGTCAACTCCACCTCGACTGCTGGCACTCCTTCGCTTCGGGCTCAGTATTCCTCGGCGCAACTTTACGAGCGTGCCGATAATCTCTGGCTGCTTGTCGGGGACCTGGCGTGACGCTTCTGCATGGGCTCGGCCATATTGCTTCGGGCCGTCTGCGTTCACAACCAGGCATGGTGCTCATCAAACCAAGCGCGGTAGCGTTTACCGGAACGTCAGCCACTATCGGTGCCAACGGTCAAGTAACCTTCTCCGCTCTCACATCGCTCTCACTAGATGACTGCTTTACGGCTGACTTCGATAACTATGTTGTGGCTCTTACGGGAACTATTTCTTCAACGGGCTTTATTCGTTGGCGTATGTATGACGGCTCTGCGGCCGTTACGACAGGCACGTACACGATTCAACACATCAACGTGAACGGCACGAGCGTTACCTCGGGTCGTGATGGAACGCAGTCGTGGCTGGATTTCACTAACTGGACTAGCGGTGGATCATTGTGGAGTGGGTCGATGATAAGCGTTTATGGTCCATTCTTGGCGCAGCCTACGGCTATTCGGTTCGTGAACTTGGATAACAGTAGTTCTGCGCGTATTTACGAAACCGCTGGAACACATTCACTATCCACTTCATACCCGGGGTTCAATTTGTTCCCGTCTGCCGGTTCTATTTCCGGCACTGTTTCTGTGTATGGGGTGAGGTCCTGATGGCTGCTGGTGATGGTCTCGTCATAATGACACCGACAAGCATCGCGCATAGTGGTACGTCGGCGTCGATCAACGCTGATGGTGGTGTGGATTTCACGGCGGTGACTGAGTTGTCATTGAATGGTGTGTTCACTTCCAGTCACGACAACTATCTGGTCGTCATCCGCTACGTCGCGGCCTCTGGCGATCCTCGTACACGGCTACGCCTTAGAACTGCCGGTAGTGATGCCAGCGGTTCTAACTATGTTCGTCAGGTAGTTGATGCGAATGGAAGTTCGGTTACCGCTGCACGCGCCACAGAAAGCGCAGCAACGATTGGTGAGTTCTCGTCGACTCAAAGATCGGGCGAGACGGTTCATATGTACGGGCCGTTCTTGGCGCAGCCGACCGCGATGAGAAATGTGAACTCTGGCGGATTCACGAGTGCACGGCTGACTGACAATGCTTGCACTCATAGTCTGTCTACTTCTTATGACGGGTTCACGTTCTACCCGGAGAGCAGTAATATGACTGGCAACATCGTCGTGTTCGGGTATGAGGAGTAGGGCATGACTATTGCTGGCTTGAAACTGATGGTCCCGACAAGTGTGACCGCTACGGGCGTAGGATCGTCTGCGTCGGTCTCCGCAACGGGGAAGGTCACATTCACGACCTGCGCGACGGTGACGATCAACGGCTGCTTCACGAGCAGTTACGACAACTACCTCGTGGTGATGCGTCACTCTGCCGCTACAAATAACGAGACGATTCTCGCGCAGATGAGTGTCGGTGGCACGGCGGCGACCGGATCGAACTACACATACCAATATCTCGATGTTGGGTCCACAACCGTGCAAGGGGCTCGCGGTACGAGTGAAACGTCCATGCGCATCGGCGGCTCACACAGCAGCGCACCTAATGGGGACCACGTTTATTTCTATGGCCCGTACTTGGCGCAGCCGACAGCAACGAGAAACATCAACGTCCGAAACATTAGTTCCGCCTACATCACGGACTACGCCTGCACACACTCCCTGTCGACGTCGTATGACGGGTTCAAGATGTCAGGAATCTTGGGCAACATCTCGGGCACTCTCTGTGTCTATGGCTTGGCTCAATAAGGGAAGAAGGAACAACATGGAACCGTGGACGATCACCACTACCTACCCCGACGGTAGGACCGAGGAACGCTTGGCTACCGCTGAGGAAGTGGCACAGCGGGAGGCTGATATTGCTGCCGCTGAAGCACAGAAGGCAGCGGAGGATCAGGCGAAGGCGGAGCGTGAGGCTGCTCGTGCGTCTGCCGTGGCTAAGTTGGCGGCTCTTGGTTTGACTGATGCGGAAGTTGCCGCGATCCTGCCATGACCTTCGACGCTCCCGCCGACCTCGTGCCGCTGGTCGCGCTGACGACCGCCATCCTCGGCGGCATCCTGTGGCTGATCCGCACGCAGATTGCCATATCCAAGACGCTGCAACCGAACGGCGGCACGTCGGTGAAGGATCAACTCAACCGTATCGAGTCCGAGGTTCGTGACGTTCGGCACAAGCTTGACGACCACGTTACGTACCACCTCAATAACGACCTGTAAGGGAGAAGGAATGCCGAATATTCCCACTAAATGGCGGAAGTATCTTTACGGGATTTCTGCGGCATCGATCCCGGTTTTGGTTATCGCCGGTTGGGTGTCCGATGAATTAGGCGTGGCCCTTCTCGGATTGGCTAATGCCGTGTTTATCGGTGGCCTTGCGTTTGCTAATACCCATCCCGAGTCATGAATCCGCGTCTATGTTCGGCCGGAATAACTCTCCGACTGCAAATTAATCAGAGGTTCCCGAACCGTTCCCGCCGTAGTGATGGGTGGATAGGGGACGCACGGCACCGCAAGAAGGGTTCCGCCTCGCAACATAATCCGGACGAAAATGGTTGGGTTCGGGCTATCGACATCGACGAAAACATGGGCCGGGGCCGGGACCGTAATGGTGCAACGGCGAAGGAATTAGCGGATCAGCTGGTGGCTTATGCGGGCTCGAGCTTGCCGGGTGCCGATCGGATTCTTTATGTCGTCTATGAGAATCAGATAGCGTCGGGCACCTATCGCCGGTGGTTCTGGAAGTGGCGGGGTAAGGGCTACGGGCACACGGGCCATATTCACGTTTCTTTCACGAAGGCCGGTGACCGGAATGGGGATCTTTTCCCGTTGCCGATTCTGTCGACGGATCCGGATGAACGGAAAGAATGGGCGGCGGCTCTCGGGTTATGAGTCTTGCCGATCGGTTTGCGGCCGTGGATCTTCTGCCTAAGTGTTCGGTTTGCCGAATGCTGGTTGTGATGTCTAGTGAGGATCGGGAAGCTCTGCTTCGGGCTCTCGATGGGCCGATATCTTCCGCGGAGATTACGCGGATCCTTAAGGATGAAGGTTTCCCGGTGCTTTCTGGATCGGTGAAACGTCACCGGCGGAAGGAATGTCTAGGGTATGGGCCTAGCGAAAAGCCTTAACGATTTGGCGGCGGCCGGGAATACGGGTCGGCATTCCGAGGCGGTCCCGCGGGGTTGGGAACCGGGAATACGGTTTGAACCGGATGGGTCGAGGATCGTCACAAGCGGCCCGATTCCGGACGGTGATCCCGCGGGACTTCTGCCCGCTATGGGTGTCGACATCCCGGACGGTTTCCGGGCCCGCCTGGTCGAGGTGCGGCATGATCCGGCCGCCTGGACTCGACAGGCTCAAGGTGATGACGCGGTTACCGTGCCGATTGTTCGATGCCGGTGGGTGATTGAACCGTCGATTAGATCGATCGATGTCGAAGATTTGTTGAAGAATGCGAAAAAGAAAACTAGGGAATCCCCGGCCGGTGGGCCGGGGCTTTTTGTTTTTGCGGCCGGTGATTTGCAGTTAGGGAAACCGGATGGGGACGGCACGGAAGGCACGGTGGGCCGGTTCTATGGATCCCTCGAGCGGGCCGCCGACCGGTATAAGAAGCTTCGGAAGGCGGGGAAGGCGGGCCCGGTTCTATTAGCGTGGGCCGGT